AGCATTGTCTGCGCCTACACCTTCCTCGGCGCCTACACCAGCGTTGGCAACCTTCGTCCCTTCGCGCAGGCCATCAAGGAGGCCAGCGAGCGCGACGCGGGCGGCATCTACCGTCCATTCAACAGCCGGCGCTTCCTCGAGAACTACAACCCGGCGGGCTTGGGCGCCACGAACGACGGCGCCGAGGGGGCCAGGTTCGCCACGATTGAGGCGGGCATCGCCGCCCAGTACGCGCACCTGCTCTGCTACGCCGCCCGCCCGGAGGAGCTGTCGCCGGAACTCTACAACCTCTCGCTTTCCAGCCCGCGCCGCGCCGCGCTGCAGGGGGCGCACGGCCTCGGCAGCGCCCCGACCTGGCCCGACCTCAACGGCAAGTGGGCCGTGCCGGGGCCGACCTACGGCGAGGACATCCTGCGGCTGTCCGATGAGATCGAGCGGGCGGGGCAGTGAGCCGTGTATGAGCGAGCAGCCGCCACGCTCGGTGCTCGACATGAGCGGTGGGCAAGCCGGGGACGTGAGCGCGAGCCAGGTGGCGAGCAGCATCACGAACGCCGGCGCGAGCCCGGATCGGGTACTGGCGCTCCTGGAGCAGTACCTGCTCGCGGCCGGCCGCGAGCACACGGAGGCGATCACCGACCTGCGCGGCGAGCTGACCATCCTCTCCGACGCGCTGCGCGGGCTCCGCGAGACCGTCAACTGGCTGGGCCGCGAGCTGGACCGCTCACGGGAGGCCGAGGCGCAGCGCCTGCTGGCCGAGCACAGCGAGCGCAAGCGGCGCCAGCGCGACCTCAACCTCTGGCTGGCCGTGCTCACCGCGGCCGCCGTGCTGATGACCGCCGGCTGGCTCTATCTGCTCTGGAGGCTCTGGCCGACGCTGACCGCCGCGGCGCTTGCGGCGTGGGGGACGCCATGGCCCTGACCTCGACCGAATTTTGGCTGAGACGCCCGCACGGCGCCGGGCGAGCGATCCTGTTGAAGAAGGCCATGCATGACCGACGAGATACGCGAGCAAGCTCTGGATCAACCGCTCGTGCAGGCGATCGACGCTTATTTCGAGGCCCGCGAGCGGTTCGGGCGCGCGTTGATCACTGCCGACCTGGATGCGATGGTTGCTGCGGCTCGTGCCGAGCGGGATGCGCTCGGCACCTGGCTGGCCCAGCTGATCAATCTGATCGACGGTCGTACAGCATCACTACTGGCCGAAACGCTAACCCGGCTTCTGATCGTGGAGCAAGCGCTCGGCCTTGCGCACCGGCCGCAGCCTGAGGATCCGCCCGGATGAACGCTTATGCTCTCCTTCTTGCCTTCTTGCTGCTGCTCGCCTCGGTTGCGTGGCCCGCGCCGGTGCTGGCGGTGCCGCGCCTCGACAGCGAGTATGTCGGTTGGCCGGTGGAGGCCATCCGCTACGCAACGCCTGTCGATGGCCACTACATGCTGATCGCCCACGATCCCATCGCGGGCGACCGGCTCTACGCCTCGTGGGAGTTGGAGGCGGGCCTCACGGCCACCACGATGCTCCCGCCGCGACGCCACGAGCGACCGGGGACGAGCTACCATATTCAGGTGATGGAGGATGCCTACCGCTCAATGATCCTTTTAGAGACCGTCAGGTATCAGCGGCAGCAGGTGCTGTTTTTGGGGATGGTTAGGTCGTAATGCCAGCATCAAAGATCAGTCCACGTAAACGGGCTGCAGCCCTGGCGGATCTTCAGGCGGGAGAACAACCTGCTGTCGTTGCGGCCCGACACAAGATCGATCCTGATGTCGTTCGCCAGTGGAAAGCTCGTTATGTCACAGCTGATGTCACACATGTCACGCCCGCAAAGCCCGTCGTAAAGCCGTCCATCGAAGTACAAAAGCGCACGATCGGAGAGCTTGTCCTTGACCTACTCGCCGCAAAACTCGAAGCGTCGGCCGCTATCGCCAGGGCAGCTAGCGATCCCGCATGGCTCGAACGGCAATCGCCCGCCGAGTTGGCAGCGCTTGGCCAGTGGCTTGACAGTACCGCGTTTGCCATCGGCGACCGGCTGGCCGGCTCCACGCCCGACACCGACGGCAGCACCGACGCCTGACGCCATCCCCGATCCTCTCACGTGGGCACGCCAGGACGCGACACTGGTACATCCTACGCGGGGACGCTTGGCGTTCGAGCCCTATCCGTACCAGGTTGCCTTTCTTGCGGCGCATCGGGCGCCGCGGCGGATTGTGCTTAAGGCGCGGCAGATCGGTTTTAGCCAGGTCTTTGCTATCGAAGCGCTCTATTACGCCATCCATCAGCCCGAGATCACCATTCTGTTGGTCTCGCGCTCGCAGGACCTCGCTGTGAACCTGTTGCGCTATTGTTACCAGGCCTATAACAATCTTCGTAAAGCCCCACCACTTGTTAAGGAGAATGAAAGTGAGATGGGCTTTGCGAACGGTTCGCGCATCAAGTCGATCCCGGCGAACCGTTCGACCGGACGTGGCTTTGCGGCTACTCGGGTGTACCTTGACGAGTTCGCCTACGCCGCCTACGACGACTCGATCTACCAGAGCGTCTCACCGACGGTCGCACAGGGTGGCTCGCTTACGGTGGGCTCTACGCCTGATGGGAACACGAACCTGTTCTATGAGCTCTGGGAGCACGGCCACGACTTCACGCGCATTTATGCGCCTTGGTACCACTGCCCAGCCTATAATCCCGACGGCGCACACCTGGCTGGCATTGATGAGGCGCGCGCACGGGAGATCGGCGAAGCGGGCGAGTGGTACCGGCGCGAGCGTCCCAAATACACTGCCCAGCAGTGGGCTGCTGAGTATGGCTGCGACTTTAACGACTCGGGTGCGGCCGTCTTCGACCGGGCAGCGATCGATCGGGCCGAAGACGGCGCCGTTGGTGAGCAGCCGCCTAACCCTGAGCATCGTTATCTGGCGATGGCTGATATTGGGCGGCGCAGCGATCCGACAGTGATCAACGTCGTAGATCTCGATACCCGCCCACTGCAGCGAGTCTACCATGAGCGGATCGAGCGCGCACCCTATCCCATCATTCAGCAGCGGCTCGCCGATGTTGCTCGGCGCTACCAGGCCCGATTGCTCGTGGAGAGTAACGGTGTTGGCGACCCGGTGATTGAGAATACCGACTATCCTGCCGAGCCATTTGTGACCACCGTGCGGAGCAAGGTACAGGCGATCCAGTCGCTGGTGCTACTGCTCGAGCGGGGCGATCTCAAGGCTAAGTGGACACCCCAAGAACGACGCGAGTTGCGAGCATACCGCTGGGACGACCAGTCACTCGTGCAGGACTGCGTGATGAGTCTCGCAATTGGTGCATCAATCCTCGCTGAAGCGACACAGCCCCTGATCCTCTTCGGAGCCGATGATGTCAGCGATTAAAGCCATTCCCATCGAGGCGTATCCGGAGAGCGCCTGGCGGCTGGTGCTCGGGGTCAGTGAGGCTGACGGCGGCGATGCACTCAAGGCCTACCGGACGATCGCGGTTATCCATCGCGCTGTCAAAGCGCGCGCGAAGGCGATGCGCAGTATGCCCGTCGCGATCTATCGCGGCGCTCGTGACATCAGCGAGACCGAGCAGGGCCTGATGGAGCTGCGCCGGCTCCGCCCGCTGCTCTACTTGGCCGAGAGTAGCATTTGCATTTATGGTGCTGCCTATGGGCTCAAAAGCCAGGGCCGCCTTACTGGAACTCCGTTCTTGCGCTGGGTGTCGTCCAGTGCGATGAAGCCCAAGTTTGACGATACGGGTCTGGTAGGGATTGCGCGCACGCTGGGTCGGACCACGCGCGTGCTCCCGCTCAATCAGGTCTGGTACTACTGGTTGCAGGATCCAGCGCACGATGTCGGCCCGGACGTGGCGCCGGTCGATGTGGCGGCGGCGGCGGCCGGTGTTTTGACCAACCTTGATGCGTTCAAGGCGGCGTATTTCGCCTCGGGCGCCATTCGACCGACGCTACTCAAGGTCCCGGTTGGAACGCATGAAACCGAGCGGAAGAAGTTGGAGGCCTGGTATAGGCGCGTTGCGAGCGGCATCAAAAACGCATTCAAGGCCGTTGCCGTTGGCGCCGATGTCACAGCCGAGACGATTGGCGACAATCTCACGGACGTGTTGCCCGAGGGCCTGGAGATGCAGAGTGCGCTCGATGCGCTGGTAGCGCTTGAAGTGCCCGCCTCTCAGGTGCTGCCTGACGCAGCTAATTTTGCGACAGCCAGGCAAGATCGGCTCACGTTCCTGGAGAATACGATTATCCCTGGGTGCGAGGCCCTCCTCGATAGCCTCAATGAGCAGTACTACGGCGAGCAGGGCCTCGAGCTGGTGCTGCTGCCCGAGCGCATCCCCGAGCGCCAGGAGGCCGAGCTCGCCAAGGCGCAGACGGTCATGAGCCTCGCGGGCGTGCCCGTGCTGACCCAAGGCGAGGCGCGGCAGCTGATCGCCCGTGAGCCGCTCGCGCCCGACGCGGCCGAGGTCGAGCGGCTGGAGCTCGCCGCCAAGCTGCAGCTGATGCAGGCCGCCGTCGACGCGGGCTACTCGGCCGAGGACGCCGCGGGCCTGGCCGGCCTGCCCGCGCCGACGAAAGAGCCGCCGCCGCCGCCGCCGCCACAGCTCCCGCCGCCTGCCCCAGATGAGTCGGAGAACGACGACGGTCCACCGATCGAGGATCTCTCCGAGCTTGCTCGCTCGCTCGACATGGAGCGTTGGCGCCGCAAGGCCGAACGACGCCTGCACGCAGGCAAGCGCGCCGCGTGCAGTTTCGAGAGCCACTGGATCGACCCGCACGACGCGGCCCTCATTCGCGAGCGGCTGAGCCACGCAGAGAGCCTCCAGGCCGTGCGCGCGGCCTTTACACTCAAGGCGGTCGGCGACGGCCTGAGCCCCGCGGAGCAAGCGCTCTGGCAGGCGCTACGTCAGGTCTTCGCTGACGTAGCGCCCGAGGTGCTCAAGGCTATTCAGGCCGGGCAGGCCGTCGAGCTCGCGGGGCTCTCGGCGGGCGTGCAGGCGGCCTTAGTGCCCGCTCTCGTTGAGGCGGCTATGGCTGTCGGGGAGGGCCTCGCTGACGCTATTGGCCCCGACTTTGATCCAGCTGAGCTCGCGACCGTTGCCGCCGAGTGGGCCGAGCGTCACGCGGGCGAGCTGGTGCGCGGCATCACCAACACAACCCGCGACCTGGTCGGCCGCGCCGTCTCGACCTACCAGTCGACGCCAGGCATGACCCAGGAGCAGCTCGCCGCGCTGTTGCAATCGGCCTTTTCGCCGCGACGAGCAGAGACGATCGCGATCACCGAGATCAGTCGGGCCGCGAGCGCGGCGACCAACGCCTACCAGGAGCGCCTCGCCGCCGCGGGGCTGGCGTTTGAGCGGGTCTGGCGCAC